CACTACGTCTTTACTCGCCAATTTCACGCAAATCGTTCCGAATTTACCAAAGCTCAAGAACGTGATCGCCGCAAACTAGCTTATTGTCTTGCCAATAACATCAAAGCCTATTGTATTCCATATTGGGAAATAGGAAATATAAAAACTTATGACGATCTTTTCCAGCCGAAATTTCTTGCAAAATCGAAATTTCATAATGATGAGGTCTGGAGACTCCAAAAAGATAAATAAATTGAGCCTTATGCCCACTTTATATTTGAAGAAAGGCGACAGGAGGCTCATTTGCAATGGACGTCGTAAAGGATATCGCTGCTCTTGTAGGTTTAATTATCTCAGCCATTACATTAATAACACTTTGCTCCAAAGGCGGCCGGGCATGGATTTCTAGCGTTTTCAAAAAAGAGTCCAAGGAAATCGTCGAAGAAAATAAGCAACAATCTGACGATATTACGGCCATTAAAACCGATGTGGAAGCAATTTTGTCTAAATCTGGTGCGTTTGAAGAATTTGCAAAGCAGTAGTGCCGTAATACAATCAAAAATATATATTATAAATATTATGCTAAAAAGAAACTTCCGCTGTATGAACGGAAAACAGCGGATAAGACATATGATCTTTATGTCAATAAGTTAAAGGGCAATAGTTATGCTACTTTACTCTATGGTGAAATTTGTAAGTGGGAAATTGACACAATTACTTACAAAGATGTAATACAAGAAGAAGATTAAAAAAAGAGACCTCGCTTAAATAGCGAGGTCTTTTTCTACAAAATGTTTTGCCTTTTGTTGTAAGTCTTCAAGTGTACCGTCGTTCTGAATTACAATATCATATTCATAATCATAAACGCTATTATCAGACTTGTTTGAGTTAAAGGCGGCCGCGTCAACATCACCACGGGTGATAAGGATTGACTTGGCGCCAAGACGCTCGCAAGCCTTTTTTATTTCTTCTGGTTCACGAATATCAATGAATGCGACGCCTTGCGCGGGGCTCATCTCATATTGAGAAAGTCCAATCTCAAACTGTTCAAGTCTTTCTTCGATCTTTTTAAATGGAACATCGTCCCATTCAGTCAGAAGCTCTTTTAAGTCTGATAAGAACTTGCGATTTTTTGGAGTTTTTGATCCATCCCATCCGCACTCTTGAGCGATTTCTTTTACGAAGTCAATAGAAGAATAAATCATTCCCATATATCCGTAAAAAATCATTATAGCCTTTGCCATTTTCTCAAAAGTTGTCTTGCCGCAACCAGGCGGCCCATTCACGATATAGACTTTCATTTCTGTTCTTCCTGCGCCGGAGCTTCTTGCGGTTTTACCTCTTGCTGCTGAGGCTTCGTAAGCCACCACTCAAGCCATTTATCAAAACTAATCTTCGGGAAAACAATTTCATTTGCAAAGAAGTTGATGCCCTTGCAACTATTTTCGATCTCACGCCAGAACTCCATGGTACCAATGCATTCATGCATCCACTGAACGTCGAGCTTTTTGAGATATTCCTTAGCCTTGGAAGTATCCATGTCAAAGCGAAGAGCGATCATACATTCGTTATAAAGATAAACGAGTGTGCGCGCTGCGATCGCCGGATTCATATACAGCGTCTGCTTGAAAATTTCACGAAGTCCATCTGCTTGGGAGAGAATGTACTGTTCCCAGCCTTTCTCGAAGAAGCCTTTCAGACCATCTTTGCGAGTCAGAGAATCCGGATTGTCCATCATCAGAACTGTAATCTCATGAAGCTGGCCGCGCTTTTTCGTTGCGTTCCAAGCCACAACATTGAAATAGGAATCTTCATTCAAGCGGAGCTGCGGATGGAAACGAATATTACATTCTTTTAGATACTTGGCGCGATAGATTTTTCCAGCACACCAAGTAATAGCTGTATTACGCACATCCTGTAACAAGTTTGTGTCGGGTTCGTGTCTTACAAAACTAGAACTGATAATGTCCAGCTTTTCGTTGACCATGCCACGATGTAATGCTTCGATGGCGGCCGGCATTACCATGTCGTCGGAGTCACAAAGCATAAAATATTCAGACTCATTGTCCGCATCCATGCCAGCCTGGCGCGCGAGTCCAGGTCCAACATTTTCTTCAAGAGAAAGAAGGCGAATATCAAGGCCGCGCCGTCTATACTCTTCAATCAATTCGGTATAATCTTCACCATCACCGTCTTGAACGAGCGTCACAAAGAAATCTTTGAATGTCTGGATAAGTAAGGATCCAAGACAATTCGGTAAGGTTTTCTTTGAATGATAAATAGGGATAATTACATTAACCATTTAACTTTGCCTCTACTGCGCGATTATCTACCCAATTATTCCAATAATCGTCGCTATGTCCTTTTACTTTATAAAATCTAAAATTTGGGTCTGTAAAATAGGGAATGAGTTCTTTCCAAAGCTCTTGATTGGCGACTGGCTGTTTCTTTGAATTTTTCCAGCCATTTACAATCCAGTTCTTCCACCATTTTTGTTCATAGCAGTTAATACAGTATGCGGAATCGCTGTAAACTTCGAAGATCTCGTCGGACCGATCTAATTCATCGGCTTTATGGCAAGCTTCAATTAGTGCTACGAGTTCGCACCAGTTATTGGTGACACCAGGAGCAGCACCAGCTCCATAACATACAGGCTTGTTAAAATCGTCCACAATAACATAAGCCCAACCACCTTTCGCACCATCGTAACCATTATTTGAAGTTGCTCCATCAGTATAAATTTTCATAATTTCTTCGCTTTTCTTGGATAATAATCTTTTGCAATATTCTCAAATGGATCAATTAAATGTTCATTCGCGCCTTCAATGTCCCAAATAAACTGGTCCATCTTCATGCCGCCATTATGCCGGACGCGTTTAAATCTCTTGTTTCTGATTTTCAGTTTTGTTTTGATAAAATCGAAAAATCCCATGTCGAGTTGGACTTGCCGATCCCAAACATCACACATTGCACTAATAAGATTTAACATAACCCAATGTTTATCATCGTCAAATCTTACATCGCTAAACTTTATAGTTCCATCTTTTGAAATGGAATATAAATTATAAACTGCAACATTCAGAACATTATCAAGAGTTTCATAATATTGTTTATCAAGTTCCTTTGCATCCATAATAATAATACCTCTCTTTATATATTTTTATTATACTATACTTTTTGACTTTTTGCAAATTTTCCAAAAATAACTCAAAACTTGAAAATTTTCTGAAAATATTATATTCGCGTGTGCGCCCGCGCGTATATTATAAAGGAAGGAACTTCGGCAAAACAGAAAATTTGAATTTTTTCCGAATTTCTAATATAATATAAATAGAATATAAAAGGAGAAGATCTATGACTGTCATTACTCAAAAAGAGATAAAAGAGATGAATAGGCTGTACTTGGAACTGGGTACCTATGCGGCCGTGTCTCGCGCGACTGGGTTTAGTCCAGCGACTGTAAAAAAGTATATCATCAAAGACTATAAGCTGTCTGATGAATCGACTTGGATTAGGTTTGATCGTCCTCTTCCTGATTTTGACAGTACTCCTTTTCGTTGTGATGACTGGGGTTCTATGTGTTTGTTAAGTCCAGAAGAAGAACAAGAAATTCGTGAGCTTTGGAAGGAGATGGAAGTATGAAAAGATATTTTTATTTGGAAGAATCTCCCTTCTACAAGAATAAGTATATGATCCGCTTAAATCATGAAATGTTTCTTTTCCCGCATGGAACTGCCGGTTCTTATAATGTGTTTGTGGCGCGCGTCCTTAACCTTTCATATGCAGATTATCTGCGTTATGCACGGGATAGGCTTGGTGCCGAGTTAATTGGAAAAAATACACGATATGTCGTTCCGTATTACGATAATAACGCATCCACGTCAGCGCTTATTAAGTTATTAAATAGTCGAATGGAATATATTATGAATGAACATAAATATCCTTACGACTATACGGAGGATAAGGATGGCAATATTTCACGAGTGCCATTTGTAAATGCGAATGAAAATAACACGTGATTTATTAGTAAAACTTAGAGCTTGCCAGCAAGGATTAGACTTATTAGAAAAGTATCCTGACGGCGCCACCTTAACCGAGTTGGCAGAAGATCCCGACGTAACATTAGAAGATTTCTACTTCGCAAGACATTATTTTAATTTCAGCGATGAAGAGATGGAGATATATAATCGGCATTGTCACCTTGAAGAATGCGGCGGCCATGTTTTACGTAGTTCAAATGTAAAGAAAAGTAATTGGGTTTATAATAGTCAAGATATAGAACGTTGTGAATATGTTGGCCATGGTGAGAAAATTCGCGATAGTAGAGAAGTAGCAAATTCCATTGATGTAAATAATTCTGAAAATGTAATAAATAGTAAAGTTGTAAAATATTCTGATAATGTAGCAGATTCTGATAATATATTTAATTCTGAAAATGTAATAAATAGTAGTTATATTAACTGGTGTGGCGTGATCAATTCGAGCTTTATGCTTGATGATTGTCAGTTTATGTATAAATGCCGCAATACAAAAGACAGCTATTTTTGTGGTTTTGTAGAAAATTCTAATCATTGTATTTTCTGTAATAATATTTCCGACGCGGAGTATCAAATCTTCAATCATGAAGTGACACAAGCCGAGTTTGAGCGAGTGAAAGAGATGTTACTAATCCAGCTCCAAGCAGAAAATGTGGACTTGCTGAATGTCAACGAGAAGATGCATCTCGATGCAAGATTTTCTTATGACTTGCGATTCGATCGCATGTTTGAGAAGCTGTCGGAGCAATTCTACGGATGGGTTGGATCACTTCCGCAGTATGATGAGTAGGTTTTCTTTTTATTATTCTTTACGACATTAAAGTAATAGGTGTATAGTGATTATTGGTACGGATCAGCCTTTTGAGGCTTGGAAGGTGAAACCTATCGTTATAAATAGATGGGCGGATTTTTATAATGACATCGATGTTCAGGTGCGGCGCAAAAAGATAAGCATGGAAGGTGTAAGTAAAACTGAACTTTGCTGGCTTGCTTATGCAAGGTACTTAGATACCTACTTCGCGCCTGATGATGTTACTTTTGATACG